GTCGACGGCTACGTCCTCAAGGCGTCACCCAACGTGAACACGGTCCACGTCGACTCCATCATGGGCGCCGAGAAGCCGAAAGCCATGCTCAAGCGCATCATCGAGCGGGACGGCAAGTACGTCGTCATGGCCGAGGACACGGATCGGGAGTTCGGCACCTACGAAACTCGCGAGGAAGCGCAGGCCCGCCTCGACCAGATCGAACGGTTCGCTAAGGCGAAGGAATGGCGAGTCGACGACTTCGTCACCTGGGGCTCATCCGGTGGACCCGCCAGGGGCCGCATCGAGCGGATCGTCACCGAGGGCAAGGTCAACGTGCCCGACTCGACCTTCACGCTGAACGCCTCGGAAGAGGATCCGGCGGTCCTGATTCGCGTGTACCGGCTCACCTCTCAGGGCTTCCGGCCCACGGACACGGTCGTGGGGCATCGGGCGTCGTCCCTGAAGTCCATTGGGGCCCTTGAGAAGGCCGACTCGTACAAGGTGCCCGACGCTGTCCGCTCCGCTGCCCGTCGAGCCGTGGCGTGGATTGAGGACGGCAAGGCCGGCGACGGGTTCACCTCGGTGGGCCGTAACCGGGCTCGGCAACTCGCTGAGGGCGGCACGGTCGGCCAGGACACGCTGGTGAAGATGCGGGCCTACTTCGCCCGGCACGGCAAGCAGCGCGGCGACCACGCCCAACTCGACGACGGGGAGCCGACGCCGTGGCGTGTGGCGTGGGATGCGTGGGGCGGAGACCCCGGCCGGTCATGGGTGCGTTCCGTGCTCGGCGACGTGGAGAAGCGTGCCGTCCCCGAGGCGATCACTGACATCCACGTCAACCTTGAGAACCGGCAGCACGCCATCGACGAGTACCTGTATGGGCCGATGAACCCGGACGAGCCCGGCGACTACTGGGAGCGTCTCGGTGAGGTGTGGGGCGTGCCGGCGGACGAGGCGTCTACGACCCGCTGCGGCAACTGTGCCGCCTTCAACGTGAAGGAAGAGATCGTCGATGCCATCGCCGGCAACATCAGCGACGAGGGCGAGGACGTAGCGGAAGCAGCGGGCCTGGGCTACTGCGAGTTGTTCCAGTTCAAGTGCGCCTCGGCACGATCCTGCTCGGCGTGGCTCACTGGCGGGCCACTGACCGATGACGAGGTCGACGAGGAAGAGTTGCTGTCCACCATGGACGAGGACGACCTATCCGACTTCGGTTCCTACGCCTACCTCGCGGACGAGATGGAGAAGGCCGGTAACCCGGAGGCGCTGCGGGACTACTGGCGTGGCGGTGGCAAGGGCAAGATTTCGTGGGGCGCCGGCGGCGACTTCACTGCCTGTGTGGCTGCGGTCGGCAAGTACATGAGCAGTGAGCAGGCCAAGGGTTACTGCGCGATCCGGCACCGCGAGGTCACGGGTATGTGGCCGGGCGATAAGCGCAACCGCACCTCGAAGTCACTCGACGGCCACACCCTGTACTACGACTACCTGCCCAACAGCCTGACCACGTTCTCCCTGCCGGGTGGTGCCGTGGTGACCCTCAACTGGCCTGTCGAGAAGCACGGCACTCACAATCAAGCCAGCCATGCGCCCCGTAAGGGCGGTGGCGAGGAGGGCGGTAGCCGAGGCGGGGCAGCGGCCGAGGACGGTGACTCTTACGGCGGCTACAAGTTGAACCCTGTCGACAATCCCCCGGCCACCGGTCGACCCGACAACGTGGTCGCAGCGGCCAAGCGGGTTCGTGACAAGGCGGCCGAGGCCGAGCCCGAGATCACGAAAGACATGATCGACACGGCGAACGCTAACGGCGGCACGATGGAGGGTCTCGACTACCGCATGAAGGCGGAGAAGTCTCTCGCTCGGAAGATCGACGACGAGAAGGTCGAGAACGGCGGCGACGCCGAGGTCACTGCCGACAAGATGTCCGACGTCGTCCGCTACACGATGACGTTCGAGGAGCCCGAATACACGGAAGGTGTGGCGGGAACCGTAGATGGCCTAGAGGTCAAGGGCTACGACATGCGCGTCAAGAACTACTGGGTCGAGGGCGACCCCTACCAGGGGATCAACGTCGCTGCCGTGCACCCGAACGGGCAGAAGTTCGAGTTGCAGTTCCACACGCCCGGATCCCTCAAGGCGAAGGAGCCGATCCACGCCGAGTATGAGACGTACCGTGAGTCAAGGGATAACCGGACGCGCTACACGACGTATCGGCGCATGACGCGCATGGCTGCCAAGATCACCGTCCCGGCAGGTCCGGTGCTGGCAATCGGCACGCCGCTGTTCCAGGGGTTCCAGACGGCGCAAGACGCCGGCCTAGTCTAAACTGGGGGTAGAAGGAGAGTGATGGTTACCAGACTGTTCGGGAAAGTCGACGAGCAAGGCATCTACGCCCTGTTCCGCATGGAGCAAGACGACGAAGCCCAGACCCTTGACACCTACTTGTGGGACATCGTCGAGAAGCAGTGGGTCGACTACCCACGTCTCGCCCTGTACATCGTGGACGGTGACCCGCGCCTCGAAGAGATCACCGAGGAGCAGGCCCGCCTGTTCGCTGTTGACGCCTTCACTCCCGAGGTGGCGAAGAGTGTCGGCGACTTCGAGGTGTCCAAGGCCGTCTCTGAGGAGATGTTCACCCTCGGCCCCATGTACATCCCCGACCGTCTCGACGCCCACTCTGAGTGGACCGACGCGCAAGAGTTGCAGAAGGCCGTGTGGGATTACGTCAAGGGCGGCGACCGCCGGATCCGTCTTCAGCATGACCGGGATGAGGTCGCTGGGGAGTGGGTCGAGGTGATGACGTGGCCTTACGAGGTGCAGGTGCCGATGATGAAGAAGGCCGCGACCGGTGAGGACACGCATGAACCGGTGTCGTTCCCCGCTAACACCGTGTTCCTCGGCGTGAAGTGGAAGCCGTGGGCGTGGGAGTTAGTCAAGGGCGGCAAGATCAGGGGCTACTCTATTGGGGGACGCGCCGAGAGACTGTTCGTCGACTTGGAGGAGACCGAGTGAGTCTGCCCGGAGAAGAGTGGATGCTGCGGGAGTCACTCGGATGATGCAGCGGGACGTGGTCAAGGCTGCCCTCGACTCACCCGACATACCCCCTGTTGTGGCGGCGTGGTGTGCACAGTTGCTTTCCCCCGAGTTCCTCCTCGCGATGCGGGCGTTCCCCGCCGAGCAGGTCGACATTCGCCTGTCCGCTTCCCGTGGACGAGTCCGCAGCAAGCCCGTAGTGGTGTTCAACGGTGGACCTACGGAACTCGTGGACCCCTGAGACGGGGGTCGCTGTCGTCGCAGTGGCGGCGTGGCTCGGCTGCGGCTTCATCGCCGGCTGGGCTGTCGGCCTTGCCTTAGCATCCGCACAACCCGTTTCGCAACCCTCTCGGGGGACAGGGATCGTGCTAACCTAGCCTCATCGAGACCTGCGGGTCGTCGCCCCTACTTAGGGGTTGGCGGCCCGTGTCTGGTTTAGGAGGATCTGTGGAGCGTCGCCGTACGCGCAAGATGGTCAATCTTGCTATCGAAGAGACATCCGGCGTCGATCATCCTGCTCACCTTGCCGAGGGGTGGCTCGTCATGAAGGCGGCCGACCCTGACGCTGTTGTGGCAGCGATGGAGCAGATCACCGAGGAACCTGACACCTCCGAAGAGGAGGTGCCGTCCACCGACGCCCAGGAGGGCCACATGGAGAAGAGCACCGAGGATCGGCTCGACGAGGCCCTGAAGGCTCTCGCCGCTGCCGAGTCGCGGATCGCCGATATGGAGAAGGAGATGGCCTCCCGTGGCGATTCGGATGAGGAAGAGCCCGAGGACGACGAGGACATGATGAAGGCTGCGCCTGAGTCTGTTCGTAAGGCGTTCGAGGTCATGGAGAAGCAGGCGCAGGAGGCCATGGCTAAGGCCGAGGCTGCCGAGGCCACACTTCTCAAGGAGCGTGCAGAGCGTGCTGACGCTGACGCGGTCGTGAAGGCCCGCGAGACCTACGGGGCTCTCGGTCTTGACGCCGATCAGGTCGGCCCGGCGCTGCGTCGCCTTGCCGAGGTCGACGAGGCCCTGGCGAAGTCGGTCGAGAGCACGCTGCTCGCGGCCAATGCGAAGGTCGAGTCTGCTGACATCTTCAGCGAGATCGGCTCAACGCCCGTTCAGACTGGCTCCGCTTTCCACAAGGCGGAGTCGCTGGCTAAGGCTGCTGTCGCTGACGGCACCTCAGCCACTTTCGAGCAGGCTCTCTCTGACGTGTTCGTCAGCGATCCGGCTCTCTACACCGAGTACCTCGCCGAGAAGAAGGGCTGATCGCCGTGGCATACGAGATCAACAACTACTCGCTGAAGATCACCCTCGTCGCGGGGGCTGACCTCAGCGCCGCTCAGTACAAGTTCGTCGAGATTGGTACGGGCGGTGTCGTGACCGTGTGCAACGGCGCCACCGACAAGCCGATCGGCGTGCTTCAGAACGCGCCCCTTGAGGGCCAGGAGGCCGAGATCGTTGTGGCCGGTGGCACGAAGATCGTCGCCTCCGCCGCGCTGACCGTTGGCACCCTGATCGGAACCAACAACGCAGGCAAGGCGGACGCCAAGGTTCCCGGCACCGACACGACTGAGTACGTCGTCGGCACCGTGATCCTCGCCGCTGGCGCCGACAACGAAATCGCAACCGCCGTCGTCAACTGCGCCGCCCCTCACCGGGCGTCCTGACGGGCCTAGAGAGATAAGGAGCAGTAACGATGGCACAGCCGAACGTGAACAATGTTCACATCGACGCGATCCTGACCAACATCTCGGTCGCGTACATGCAGAAGTCGGAGAACTTCATCGCCGACAAGGTCTTCCCGGTTGTCCCGGTGGACAAGAAGTCGGACAAGTACTTCGTCTACACGAAGAACGACTGGTTCCGCGACGAGGCCCAGCGCCGCGCCGACGCAACCGAGTCGGCTGGCTCGGGCTACAACCTGAGCACCGCGACCTACTCGGCTGACGTGTGGGCGTTCCACAAGGATGTCGGCGATCAGACGAAGGCCAACTCGGACAGCCCGCTGAACCCGCTTCGCGAGGCTGCCGAGTTCGTGACGCAGCGTCTTCTGCTCCGTCGCGAGGTCCAGTTCGTGTCCGACTACATGACCACTTCGGTCTGGGGCAAGGACTACACCGGTGTTGCCGGCGCTCCCTCCACGGACGAGTTCAAGCAGTGGAGCGACTACGCCAACTCCGATCCGATCGAGGACGTTGAGGGCGGCAAGGCGCAGATCCTCTCGACCACGGGTTTCGAGGCCAACACCCTCGTCCTCGGGTACGAGACGTTCCGCAAGTTGCGTCATCACCCCGACATCGTCGACCGCATCAAGTACACCTCTTCTTCTGTGGTGACGAGCGACATGCTCGCCCGCATGTTCGAGGTGGACCGCGTGCTCGTCGCCAAGTCGATCCGGGCCACGAACAACGAGGGTGCCACTGGCGCTTACTCGTTCAACGTGGGCAAGGTTGCGTGGCTCGGCCACGTCGCCCCGAACCCCGGCCTGCTCACCCCGTCCGCCGGCTACATCTTCTCGTGGACTGGTGTGTCGGGTGGCCTCGGCCAGACGGTCGGCACCTCTCAGATTCGCATGGACGCCCTCAAGGCTGATCGTGTCGAGGCTGAGGTTGCGTTCGACAACAAGGTCGTGTCCAGCGACCTCGGCGTCTACTTCGCGAGCGCGGTGGCCTGATGTCTAACCGTCTCACTCAGGGAGAGGCCCTTGTCGGCCGGCTACACGCTGACGATGATGTGGTCGCTACCGATGACCTCACGGTCGGTGACGACGCGACGGTGACCGGTGACCTCACGGCGGGCACGCTCGCCGTGGGTGGCGGTTCCACCGTCAAGGGCATCAGCACGGGCACCGGCGCTATCGACCTCCCGTCGATTTCTGCCGGGGCTACCGGGTCGGGCACTATCACGGTCACGGGCGCTGCTGTCGGTGACATGGTTGTGGTGAACCCTCCGGCGCTCACATCGGGACTCGCCTTCGCGGGTGCTGCTGTGACGGGCGCTAACACGGTCACGGTGTACGCGGTCAATGCGACTGCTTCACCGATCAACGAGGCGTCTGCCACGTTCCGTTACCTGTGGGTTGACCTGACCTGATAGGTAGTTAGTTCAGCCTGAGCGGCGGGGTTCAGCGGGTGATCCCTGCTGGCCCCGCCGCTAGGTTTATGTAGGAGGGTGTTGTGCCGCTTACCCCGAACCTGTCGACGGTGACGTTGGGTGGTCAGTATGTTGACGTTGCGGGTAACCCTATTGCGGGGCAGGTGAAGTTCACGCCCCGCGCCGTGCTGGTCGATGGTGTGGCTAACCAGATCGTGATTCCGAACACGATCACGGTGGACTTGGATGCGACGGGTACGTTCACTGCGGTGCTCCCGGCCACGGATGACGCGTCTTTGTCTCCGGTGAACTTCACTTATCGGGTCGAGGAGGCGTTCTCCGGTGGCCGGGTGTATGACATTCAGTTGGCTGCGTCGCCGGCTAATCAGAATCTTGCGGACAAGGTTCCAGTGGTGTTGTCCACTGGCGATGAGGTGTCGCTTTATGTGTTGCTGAGTGTGTTCAACGCTCTGGTGGTTCGGGTGGACACGATCGAGAACGTTACCGATACGGTTTCGTCTCTCATTACGTCTATCAACACTGCGACCGCTCAGACAGCGGCGGCGCAGGCGGCGGCTGAGGCCGCCGAGGCTAAGGTGCTCAACCCCTTCGTGTTCCTGGGGGTGTGATTTGACTATCGCTGGCAACATCACGCTGGTGACTGTGACGGGTGAGTATGTCGACTATCGGGGCGACCCAGTCGCAGGTCAAGTGACTTTCACTCTGCCGAAGACGCTGCGGAACGAGTTGGCCGATCAGATCATGGTGCCTTCTTCATTCGCTGCGACACTCAATGCGTTCGGCCAGTTCTCGATTGTGCTGCCGGCTAGTGATGATCCTCAGTTCAATGAGTCTTTCGTGTACACCATCACTGAGGCTTTTGCTGGTGGCCGCACTTGGCAGGCGGCACTGCCCGAGGCCACTACCACTGTGAAGATGACTTCCTTGGTTCCGGCCTACACGGGCGAGGCTTTCAGCGAGTTGGCTTCTTATCAGGCCTATGTCCTTGAGGAGGGCGTGGTCACTGAGGAAGAGGCGAAGATTAGTTACTCGCCTGCCGGTATCAAGGTGCTTGTCGATTATGGCGGCTTGATGCTGGCCTATCTGACGTACTCGGCTCTGGCTTCGGGGCCTGCCACTTACGCTGCGGTGACTGCGGGCCCGTTTATTGTGCAATACGCAGGCATAGTGCCTTACGAGGCTGAGGCGGTTGCGTTGGCGGCTGAGGCTGAGGGTTGGGCAGATCAGGCTATTGAGCAGGCGGAGGAACTGTTCCCGCATCCATTTGTGTTCACTGGGTCGCTCGGTGTTCAGCGGTAGACTTGCATGAGACTTCCACATTCAGTAACCGGGGTTAGGAGAAGGTAGTGCCCATCGCATACAAGGTGCTCGGCCAGTCGGCCCCGGCAGCCACCACGAATACCACTGTCTACACATGCCCTTCCGTAACCCAGGTTGTGTCGTCATCTATTGTGATCTGCAATCGTGGAACTGATGCCGCGACGTTCCGCATTGCTGTCCGCCCTAACGCGGCTTCCCTCGCGAATCAGCATTACGTCTTCTACGACTCCCCCATCCTGGGTAACGAAACCATTTCCGTCAGCATCGGCCTCACTATTGACGCCGCTGATCTTGTCGTCGTGTATGCGTCCACCGCTGACCTTTCCTTCACCCTGTTCGGAAGTGAGATCACCTGATGGCGATCTACCGTTCGCGTGAGGTGGCGGAGTTTGTCAATCCGCTGTTCATCGGGCCGAAGGAGAAGGTCACCGTCTCGGCTACATCCGCCACGGGCACGATCAACTTCGACGTGTCCAATCAGGCCGTCGTCTATTACACGGCGAACGCGGGCGCTAACTGGACCCTGAACTTGCGCGGCAACGCTTCTACCACACTGTCGTCGCTGCTTCCCGTGGGCCAGTCATTCACTGTTTCGTTTCTGGTAACAAACGGATCCACCCCGTACTACCAGACGGCGACACAGGTCGACGGTAGCGCCGTGACCCCAAAGTGGCTCGGCGGGTTCGCCCCCACCGCAGGATCCGCATCCTCCATCGACGTGTACTCCTTCACTATCGTCAAGACCGCTGCTACCCCGACCTATCTTGTGTTGGCGTCTGTGGGGCGGTTCGCCTAATGCCCATGTTGACGACTCGCGGTTCAGCGTCCGCTCGTAGCCTTGCTATGGACGGACCGCAGCGTGCCCGCAGGTCTTTCGTGTATGTGTCGAACGCTTTTCAGACGTTCACGGTGCCGGCGAACGTCACCACGATCACGGTTGAGGTCGTGGGAGCCGGTGGCGGCGGTGGCAGTAACGAGGTACGCGGTGGCGGCGGTGGAGGCTCCATCGTCACGGGCCGTATGACGACGACACCGGGCGCGACTTTGCATCTTGCGGCTGGGCAAGCCGGCGAGGGTGGGTTCGCGTCGCTTCCTGATCCCGTCAATGTTCAGAATCTTGGCGGATGGCCCGGTGGCGGTAACGCGGGTTCGCCGACGTGGAACTACTACCCTAGCGCGTTCGTGCAGGGCGGTGCGGGCGGCGGCTATTCGGGGATCTTCTCGGCGGGCTCTCTGACACAGGGTAATGCGATCGTTGTTGCGGGGGGCGGCGGTGGTTCTTCTAACTTGGGTGGGCCGGGATCATTCAACGGCGCTGCGGGCACGGTCAGCGCGGGTGGCGCTCGCGGCGGTTCAGGGGAACCCAACAATACGGCGTCTGCCGGTTCGGCGTTGCAGGGTGGTGAGGGAGACAATAACTCGTATGTGAATCCCTCTTTCTCGTATCCGGGTGCGGGTGGTGGTAGCGGATACTTCGGTGGTGGTGGTGGTTACTCTTCAGACGACAACCGTGGTAACGGTGCCGGTGGTGCGGGTTCCTCTTTCACGACCGCTGCTGTGGTTCCGGCGGCGACCGTTGAAGGCGTCAATGGCAGTAACGGCTACATCACATTGAGTTGGTAAGGAGTACACATGCCTACTACCCCCGGTGGGTTGCGTTACCCGGCGTCCACTGACACGCCTAACGTCCCTCGCGACATTGAATACCTTGCCACCGATGTTGAGACGGCACTAGGAACTAAGTCGGCGTCTAGCCATGTCCACAACTATGTGGATGTGACACTGGTGAACGCCGCTGGCGATCTGCTTGTGGGCCAGTCCGACAATCAGATGGACCGTTTGCCGCTCGGCACGGACGGACAGGTACTCACCGTGAACGCCGCCGGAACTGGTGTGAACAAGGTGGCGTGGACAACTGTTTCTGCTGGCGGAGGCACGATCGGCCTTGATTCCGTTTTCCTTCTGATGGGAGCATAAGCACATGCCTACTACTTACAAGGTTCTCGCTATGACGGGTTCCGCTGGTCATACGGGGAACGGGGCACAGGCCCTTGCCGCGATCAACACGAACTACAACCTGTACACGGTGCCGTCTGCTACTTCGACGGTGGTGTCCACGGTCACGGTGTGTAATCAGACCACGAGTCAGCAGACGTACCGGATTGCTATTCGTCCGGCTGGTGCGTCGATTGCGGCGGCGCATTGGGTGGCGTTCGATGTGCCGATCCAGGCGAATGATTCCACGGCGCTCACGTTGGGGTTGACGCTCGCGGCGACGGATATCATCACGATCAACGCCTCATCGACTTCGATGTCGTTCGCGGCGTTCGGCGCGGAGAACACCTGATAAGTCATGGCTGTCACTCGCCTGTCTCAGTCCTCTCTGCGGGAAGGGCTTGAGAAGTACACGACTGCACTAGGTAACTATGTGCCGTCGCTTGGCGTGATCGACTCGATCCAGACTGTCACGGTCGGTGCGGGCGGAACTAGCAGCATTACTTTCTCGGGTATCTCTAGCCGCTTCCAGCATCTACACCTTCGGTATGTTCTTCCGTCATCTGTAGCGGACAACAACTTCATCATCAGGTTCAACGGCGACCCCAACGCTAACTACGCCATCCATGAGTTGAACGGTAACGGCGCGTCAACGGGCACGGGAGCAGTAGCGTCTGTTGGATTCATCCGCGTGGGCTACTGGCAGACGGGCACGCTATCCCAACCGTACTACGGGGTCGTGGACATTCTAGACGTTTCAAGCACGTCCAAGAACACAACGGTGCGTGCTTTCAACGGAGTAGATACGAATGGCGGCGAAGGTTTCGTGCGACTGAACTCGGGGCTCTGGAATAACACGGCTGCGGTAACTAGCGTCACATTCTCTACGGTTCAGTCGAATGTTCCGCAGAACTCCGTAGTGCATCTTTACGGTGTGCTGGCGAGGTGATCTCATGGCTTTGACTGGTGACCCGATTGCGTCGATCACGCTCGTATCGTCTGCCGCGTCTGTGACGTTCTCTGGTATCCCGCAGACGTACACGGACCTGTTCTTGGTCGCCACCTTCGGTATCTCTGCCAACGCGGATGGCACCCGAGTGCAGTACAACGGCGATACCGCGACCAACTACTCCAACACATTCCTCACCGGTAACGGCAGCGCCGCCGGTTCTCAGCGCGAAACGAATCAGGCGTCGTACCGGGCGTTCGGTAGCGTCGTTGGGCCTATCGCTGGCGCTGTCCAAATGGGCACTCTGAACATTGCCTCTTATGCGAATACGAACGTGAACAAGGTCGCCTTCGCGACGTATTCGGGGGCTGGCGGAGAAGTAACTCGCGGTGTCGGCTTGTGGCGATCTACTGCTGCCATCACAAGTCTGCGGCTGTTCAACATCAACGGGAGTACGTTCACGGCGTCGTCTACTTTCGATTTGTACGCTCTGCGAGGTGCGTGATGTCGGCAACGTATGAGTTCATCACTAAGCAGACACTCGGTGCGGAAGCGGCAACTGTCACGTTCTCCAACATCCCCCAGACTTTCACGGACCTCCTGATTGTGTCGTCCGCTAGGTCCGCTAGAACTGTGAATCTTGCGGACAACTTGAACTTGCGCTTCAACGGAGACGCGGGCGGTAACTACAGTTTCCGCTACTTAGAAGGCAACGGATCGGGGGCGTCATCAGTCGCGGGTAGCAGCGCGGCGCAGATGCTCGCCTGCTACACGCCGACCGCTGCCGCCACGGCAAGCACATTCGGGGTTGCCTCTATCTATGTCGCTAACTACGCGGGCAGCACGGCTAAGGCTGTGTCTTGCGAGTCGGTGACGGAGAATAACGGGACGACGGCGTTCATTGTGGCGACCGCTGGCCTGTGGTCGGGTACGGTGCCGGTTACGTCTGTGACGTTGCTGAGTCAGGTGGCGAACTTCGTTGCGGGGTCGTCTTTCTTCGTGTATGGCATCCGCCGGGCGTCTGGGGATCCGGGTGTGTTTATGGATGCGTCGGGCGGGGACGTAACGATTTCGGGCGGGTACAAGGTGCATACGTTCCGGTCGTCGGGTGTGTTGCAGGTAAACACGCCGGGGTGGGCGGAGGCGCTAGTCGTCGGTGGCGGCGGCGGCGGACAGACTGGCGGCGGCGGTGCTGGCGGTTATGTGTCGCGCAATCTTCTCCTGCCGGGTGGTCCGATCACGGTGGCCGTGGGCGCAGGGGGTGCTGGCAACTTCGGCGTGAATGTAGCCGCCTCCAACGGAGGCGACTCGTCTATCGGTGGGCTTGCGGTGGCGTTCGGCGGCGGCGGGGCGGCGGGCTTCTCCAACAGCGGGCTGAATAGCGGTCGCTCGGGCGGTTCCGGCGGCGGCGCTGGCGGATCTGACTCGGGCGGCAACCCCGGTACACCGGGTGCCGGTACGTCTGGGCAGGGTAACGCTGGCGGTAACGCCGTGGCACTAAACACTAATCAGGGTCGCGGTGGTGGCGGTGGTGCCGGTGCCGTAGGCGGTAACGGGTCGGGAACGGTGAGCGGTGCCGGTGGCGCAGGTCTGACGTGGGTGGATGGTGTGACTCGCGCTGGTGGCGGTGGCGGCGGCGCCAACGGTGGCACAGCGGGCGCAGGTGGCTCCGGTGGCGGTGGTGCGGGCGCGAATCAGGCTACTGGTACTGCCGGGACCGTGAACACGGGTGGCGGTGGCGGCGGCGGCTTGAGTGATTCGACTCGTCCGGGTGCGGCTGGTGGTTCGGGCATTGTGATCGTCAGGTATCCCTACAGGTAAGGAAGAATAGGCGCATGGCTCACTTCGCAGAGATCGACCTTACCGGGGTTGTGGTTCGTGTTCTTGTGGTGCCCGACGAGCAGGAACACCGAGGCCAGGACTACCTCGCCAACGACCTCACCCTCGGCGGCACATGGATCCAATGCTCGTACAACGGCAGGATCCGTAAGCAGTACCCCGGCCCTGGCTTCACCTACGACCCGGCGGCTGATGTGTTCGTGGCTCCGCAGCCCGCACCGTCATGGATCCTTGACGGCAACCATGATTGGAAGTCGCCGGTGCCGATGCCGGAGTGGACTGAGGATCACCTGTCGATTTCGTGGGATGAGGACACGGGGTCGTGGGTTGAGGTGTTCCGTGGCGATTAGGCGTTTCTCTACTGCTGATCTGACGGGCCGTAAGGGCTCGTCGATGGTTGGTGGTTATGGGTGGGGCTGGTCGGAGATGGACTCCATTCAGACGGTCACCGTGGGCGCGGGCGGCGCTGCGAGCATTGAGTTCTCTTCCATCCCGCAGACGTATCAGCACCTACAGATTCGTCATATGTCACGGGGCACGGCAAGTGCCGCCTTTGCCGGTGGCCGCATGAGAATCAACGGCGTTACGGCTGCTAGTTATGCGCGTCACCAGTTGTACGGAGACGGCGCTTCTGCCACGGCAGTCGGGCAGTCCAGCAATACTGAGATGTTCGTTGGATCTACCTCTGCCGCTACGGCTACGGCAAACATCTTCGGCGGTGTCGTTATCGACATTCTGGATTATGCGGTCGCCAATAAGAATCGTGTCATTCGCGTTCTTGCTGGCGTCGATCTCAATGGTTCGGGCTTGGTTCACTTGGACAGCGGATTGCTTGTGTCTACCTCTGCGGTGACTTCGGTTCAACTCTTCTTGTCTGCCGGTAACTTTGCTCAGTTCTCGCAGGCTGCTTTGTATGGGATCAAGGGGTAGCCGTGTCTCGCACCTACGATGCTATTGGGTCTGTGACTACTACCGCTGCGCTGACAACGGAAGTAGTCTTCTCGTCAGTCCCTAGTAACTACACGGACCTTGTGGTGACTGCTAGTTCGCGGACGAATGAGTCGGCGGTTACGTCTGGGCTGCTACTCCGCCTGAACGGAGTCAGCACCACCGGGGTGTATTCGGTTACCCGTTTACAGGGGAATGGTAGTTCGGCTTCTAGCGGTAGGGATACGGCTGCTTCTGAAACGCAGAGTAATGGCGGTCTGGCTGCGGGTGGTAACTCCGCTGCGGGCATTTACGCTGTCACTACGGCGCACATTATGTCGTATTCCAATACCAACATGTTCAAGACGGTTCTATGGCACGGAGGTCATCCTCCGGCGCTGCTTCGAGTGGCTGTGAGCCTAGTGCAAATCACCGCTGCGATTACTACGGTGCGCCTGGGTGGCGACTTCGTGGCTGGTTCGACGTTTCAACTGTTCGGGATCAGGGCGGAGTCGTAATGCCTACCGTGAAACGCCTCATCACCAAGGTCACCCTTACAGATAACCCCATCTCGGTATCCATCAGTAACATTCCTTCTATTTACACGGACCTGCTTCTCGTCGCATCTATGCGGTCTACCCGTACTGGCACAAGTTGGGTATCGCCCTTTATCACTTTCAACGGGGTCGATAACTCTACTGACTACTCCGGCATAGTCTTGCGCGGTGACGGGGCCTCGGCGTCATCATACGCGGCTAACCTTACCGGCTACTACGGGGCCTACAT